CTATTACATGTAAATAAGAAGTTTTGAGAAACTTGTATATGATTATATTACACGATTACCCGCCCTTTTTCAACTCTGGCAGCGACATTTCCGGAATAATCGAAGTCTACCTTTCCATCTTTCACATACCAAATACCATTGTTGTTTTTCGCCAGACCGGTATAATCAAAGTCAACTTTTCCGTCCTTCAGATACCACCAGCCATTCTGATTCTGTGCCAGACCGTTAAAAGTAAAATCCACTTTTCCATTCACGATCTTCCACCAACCGTTTTCGTTTTTGGCTACCGTATTGGAGTTGAAGTCAACTTTTCCGTTTACGATATGCCACCAGCCATTGTTGTTCTTTGCGACAGTATTCGCTGAGAAATCAACCTTGCCGTTTTTAACATACCACCAACCATTTTTATTCTGCGCCACCGTGGTGATGTTGGATGCGATTTTGCCGTTTTCGTAATAGTACCAATTGCCATCGGATGCTTTCTGGTCTGCCAGACCATCTTTTATTCCGTCTGAAATAGTTTTATTCATAATTCCCTCCGCTATCGCTTTTGCTACTTCCTTGTAGCCAACTTTCATGTACTGGTTATAATCGTCGCGATCATCAACAAAGCAGATTTCAATTAAGATAGCCGGTGCTTTAGTATGGTTAAGGACATACAGATCGCTTCTAATCACAATTCCGCTGCCGTGTCTTTTGAAACCAATTCCTTCCATTCTGGAAAGAATACGTTCTGCAACTGCTTTCTTTCCTTTGTTGTCAGCACTTATATGACATTCCACTCCGCCCTGCCGACCGTCTCCGGTATTATCATTTCTTCCAAAGTTCAGATGAAGCGAGAAATCAAAATCAACAGTATGCGCATTGCATTTTTTTACGATTTTCTCAAGCACGTCCCTCTGGTTCTTGCCGTTATCCTCCGTACAATCATATACGGTGTTACCGTACTGGCGCAGATAATTGATAAGTTCGCCCTTTACCAGTCTGTTTTCTCTTGACTCATCCAACAGACCTGATGCGCCACATGCAATCTTTCCCGCTGGGTTGTGACCAGCATGAACGTTATATGTTGCCATTATTATCATCCTCCTCATTCTCATCAATATTTACTGCATTTTCTGTATATCTTTTAATATTCTTCACAATCGGCATTAGGAATTTCGGAATACTTACTCCAATATCAATCATATTTTCCAGAATACTAATCAGTTCATTACAGATGATCCAGATTGCCACAAAACAGGCAACCAAAAATGTGATGTGCAGATCATATCCCAGCGCGCCAGATGCGTATTTTAATAGCTGGTCAATGATTGCTCCAACAACTACCAGAAGCCACATGGTCACTTTTTTCTGGATTCCGCGAATGCTCTTATAAGAGCTGATTTTCCCATCTGTCCGGTACTTCGCCGCCATGAGACCGGTTGCATAATCGATGATGTTGCATGCTACCATCAGGAGAACTGGAATGTACAGGACACCCAGAATTGATGACAGGAATGCCATAATCCCTGTGATAATTACTTTTGCTGTGTTTACATTGTTCATAAGCGTTTTTCCTTTCTATTTTTGCTCATAAAAAGAGCCGGCACCGAAGTGTCGACTCTGATTATCTTTATTCTGCTTCCTGATCTGGGTCTACTACATCCACCACTGGTTCTGCCGGCATATCAACCGGTTCTTGTTCGGGTTCAGGTTTCGATGCTTCCTGAACCAGACCTTCCAAATAAGATAAACATGTTCCCATGATTATTGTGCTTTTGCCTTTTGTCTCCACTCCTAACAAAGTGTTATAAAGGCGTTGTAATTTTTCTGTCATATTTTCTCCTTTACATTTGTGCCACAAGCATGTAATACCACCATATAGGTAGACCTTTATATGAATTCTGACACCAAAAATGTGCTTTAATTGCCGTAGATGAAATCGAATGGATTTTAAGTTCAACATTCTCCCAATTATAGTTATTCTCTACATAAGAATTTGCATATAAGATTGTCTTGATTGTGATAGGAAAATCGCACGTATATTCTCTACTGGCATACCCTTTTGCGGCTGCTGACGTTATATCGACTTTTGTTGTGGCGGTAGCTTTTACAAACAGCAGCACAATATCGTTTGATAGCCTCAGACAGGTCCATCTAACTGTATTGTTATCCCAATGATTAGCCTGCTTGAATGTTGCAGCAACATCTCTATGATATATCTTGCCACCATTAGCTACCGGCATCCATGTACTTGTATTATCAGCAGTTCCAAACGTTGACCAGTCGTAACCATGTTGGCTTTTGAAAGTGTCCCAGTCAGTACCGTTTAAAAGTAAATTTTCACTGGCGCTTATTTCTAATTCACCGCCATTACATTTAACGCTTGAAGCGCCTCCACCACCACTGGAAGATTGTATTCCGGATTCTGTAGCCGAACAAGATACACTAGCATAATTTCGCCCAAGATGAGCATTCATACTGATTATTCCATCATCTGCAGTAAGCCAATACGAACTATTCCATATGTCTTCCTCACCTTGCGGAGCATCATAATGACCAACAATTATACTTGTTGCTTCTACATTTCCGCTAAATGTGCCAGTGGCTCCATCGATTGTTCCCTTGAAGACACTATCGCCTTCGATTGTTAAATGCGTTGCCGTTATTTTTTGTGCGAAGAGATCGTCCACATCTATTTTTTCTGCAGTTACCGCATTTGCTGCCAATTGCTTTGTACCGATGGTTTCTGCATAGATTTTGCTACCTTCGATGTAAGTAGTATCATTTTTGCAAGCCCATTGTGCCGCTAACGACATGGCCGAATCAGCGGTCATAACCCATGCAGAACCGTTGTACACAAACTGAACTGTCGACTTTGCTACCCAATAATATATTCTTGATAGCGCGGCGCCAAATGCATAAATTGGTTTTGCACCGGTGGAGTTTACATTCAGCGTTGGGCTTGTAGCGGTATTTGATTCGTTAAACGTTACAGAAACCGTAGCACCGACGTATAAAGAAAATGATGTAGGTGGCGTAATGGTTGCGGTTTTGGTCGCTATATCAGACGCGGTTAGACATTTAGCAAACAACTGTTTTCCGTCTTTTCCAGTATCACCTTTTTCTCCAGTCTTGGCTATTGCGAATGAAAACTTCTTATTAATAACTAAACCGTCAACTGATATCGGAACGGTTGCTTCACATGCCACTTTAATAACCGCAGTTGTTTTGAACGTAATTATTGGAGATAAAGAATTGTTATTTTCCACTGAAGCTGATATACCTGTCGGGCACACAATGTCTTCAGATGAGACGCTTATCTTACAAGGCACATCACCACAATATGCAACAATATCAGTCGAACATGTAGAGCCAGCAGGTGCGCCTTCGGAATTACCTTGGAATGTATAGGCTTCGCTTGTCAGCATTACTGAATATGCATCTGTCACATCAATTAACGTTGTCTGTGCAGAGCCTTTAATTGCCATGATTACCCCTCCAAATTGCATGTGTATACAGCAACACTATCAACATCATCCGCCGAAATTGTCAGGGTTTTAGACGTTGCTGCTGCTGTGTTGCTTCCCGCTTTATACCATTTGATGGATCCTAGAGAACCGCAAACGCCAGCATCGGTAATACTCTGTTCTACTCCGCCCTTAAATACATGCGCGGTCAGGACAGTTGAACCATTATTGTTTTTGAACGTTGTTCCGTTACTTGCTGTGACTGTTACCACAATAGCGTCCTTTCCAGCGGCTCCTGGCGCTCCCGTTGCACCATGAGTACCAATAATAGCAGGGGTTGTCTTTTCTGTTGTATTATCGGTATATGTGATCAACTGGTAGCACCAAATATATTTATTTGTCACTGTTGTTACTGTCGGTGTTGTAGCCCAACCGGACGTATCTGTCTTGACTCCTGTTCCTGCCGAAGTTGTGAGATAATAATTCGTTACAGATTTAATGCCTTTGCCTGTTGCGCCGGTATTACCTGTCGCACCGTGTGTTCCAATAATAACAGGGGTTGTTGCGGTAGGATTTCCGCTTGAGTATGTAATGGACTGATAGCACCAAAGATATTTCTTAGTGGTGTCTGTCGTTTGCATTGTAGTAGTCCAACCAGATGTCGCGGTTGTAACTCCTGTTGCTGCTGATGTTGCCAAATAGTAGTTTGTAACACCGGTGATGCTTCTACCAGCTTCTCCTTTTGCTCCCGTAGCGCCTGTCTTTGCTACTGCAAAAGAAAATTTCTTATTAATTGTGATACCGTCGACAGTCACTGGAATGGTTGCCTCACAGGACGAGGTGATAACTGCTGTTGTCGTAAATGTGATTGTCGGCGATGCTGTTCCACTATCGGTAACTGCCGCTGTGATGCCAGTAGGGCAAATGATAGATTTCGCATCTACAACTACTACAGGACACTGATTCTGTCCGCAATATGCGACTGCCTGCGTTGCACATTTCTGACCGGCTGATGCACCAGATGTTGTGCCAGGAAATGTATAAGCCTCTGATGTTAATATAATACTATAAGCGTCAGTTACATCAATGATAGTTGCCTGACCGGTTGCTCTAATTGCCATTTTGATTTTTCTCCTTTTCTTCTACGATCAAGTCACAAGCGTATACACCTTTTGTGTCTATATCGTTTGGACTGATTTTAAATTTGAAACCGCCTTCCGCGATCCGTTGATCTTCTGGAGCAAGCGTTAAATAATCATCAGAATCATTTAACTGATATCTCCATTGTAAAAAAGCACCCTCGCCAAATACTAATGCTAATGTTTCGCTATCAGTAATTCGCTGTGTGCCGCGTATAATTGTTACAGATAATATTGTTGATACATTCGTATTCTTGAAAACGTTTCCTTTTGACGATGTAACATACAATGAAGTGGTAACCTCGTCTGCTATTTCATCCATACGATCTTGCATGCTGCTAATCACATCTTCGATGTTTCTTCCAGAGCTAAATGTTATGCTATTTGCAGATATTGCAAGTTTCCAAGAACCATCAGTGTCTTTGAAATACATAATGTAATTCTGGCCATCGCCGAATGACACTTGTCCGTCTTTTCCAAGATAGATACCGCGTGTCCCATTTGTCGCCGATGCCTTTGCTCCGGAATACAATGCTGAATCAGTTATACTAAATCCAGCAATAGTCGCATCGAATGCCACCAAATCATTCACAGAAATCTTTTCGGCGGTAATAGACTTTGCTTGTATAAGGCTTCCTTTTAAAGAATTATAATCTGTCTGCTCTTTTTCAACAGTTGATCCGTCAGTGTTTAGCTTATAATAAAGACCATCGTCGCCTTTGATTACCAATTTATCCGCCACAATTGTGTTTCCCTCAATGAGGTCTCCCTTAATTGTAACGCCAACCAGTTCACCAGTGATTGTCTGATCTCCAACCGTAACATCCTTGATCAGACCGGACTGCGCATAGAAATACTCCATGGCAGCCTTACCAATGTTTGTAAAGTCAATATTGGCATAGCGGAAATCTGCATCTGTAGCACTCAGCTTGTTGGCTTTCAGATCTACGATATCTGCAGTCTGAGCTTTCAATGTTTCTGTGGTTGTATCTTTGAATGATGCGTAATCGCCGCTGATGTTGGTGATCGTGGCATCGGTGGCTTTCAGACTCTCAATGGTCGCATAGGTCAGATTGGCATCTTCTGCACTGAGTTTTTCTGCATCTAGTTTTTTAATGCTTGCGTCCTGGGCAGTCAGTTTTCCGTCAATCTCTGCATCTTTGGCTACTAAGCTGTTGATAGATGCTTCATTGGCCGTCAGTTTGCTGTTGATGGTGGCGTTATTGGTTTCAAGCGTAGCAATTCGTGCAACCTGTGCTTCAAGTTCTTCGGTACTTACTTTGCCGGCTACTACATTCTCCAGATTCGACACTTTATTTGTTACATTGGTAACATTTTTATTTGTCTCTTCCAGATTATCTTTTGTAGCATATTTATTATCTGCAGCTCCAACTGCAGCCTCAAGCATATATACTCTTTCCAGAATCTCCGGATCTAACTCCGACTGCAACTCTCTGACATTTCCAACTGTGGTCTTGTTGTTGGATGGATCTGTAAAGCTGATGGACTGTTCCACAACCCTGACACTCAAATACAATTCTGGATTGTATTCTTCATCACAAACCACTACCGTATCTCCAATTCCAAGATCAAAATAACCTTTGACATCATAGCTTACCTGTGGAACACAATCTTTTTTTAACTGTGCCAGTGCCTGACCATATAGCATATTTACATTTTCTGTTTCATAGCTCCAATTCCTCAAAATGTAGCCATCATTACGTTTTCCCATGATATTGGACGGAAAGCGATCACGGGCTTGCACGGCACGTATAATCCCATCATGATCAAGCAGTACATATTCCTGCTCACCATTTTCATCAACTTCAATTTTGGACATTCCTACCAATGTGAGTCCGTCTTTTCCAATCGGCTTGATGGATGTATACAGTTCTGTCACATCTGATGTTTTTGTGATACCTTCCACCTCTACACCATACCGTAAAATCTTATCTACACGGTTTGCACCGATTCCCTGATACTGTTCAGAATGTTCTCTATAAACGTTCAAAATCAGGGAATTCAGAGAATAATCCATATTTAATTGCGGTAATATCTCAATCTCCGCGCTAAATACATTGGCCAATGAAAAAAGACGTGCCAAGATTGTGTTCGTTCCCGTCCACTCATGTTTAATAGATTTATCCGATACCTCATTAATGCCAAGCGTCAATGTTTTTTCATAATCAAACGCATCTATATATTCTGCAAATGTCATTGCATTTGCCGCCGTATATTCACTGGAATATTCATTAAGGAGTTCAAATATTAATGCAAATGCTTCTACCTCAACCACATCTTCATCCCGCACACTGCTTACAATATTGAAATAATAATCCCGCATCTTATAACGGAAGGATATTTTATTGCCAACGATCAGATAGATAGAATCTTCATGTGTTGCATCTGCTTTAAATGAAAATGTATTCGTCGATCCGCTAAGATATCTATGCAATTCATCATCCCAGTAATGCAGACCATCCACTGCCTCATTATCCATAAAGGCGCAGACCTTATCCATATTACTTAAGATTGCAATTCTTACATTCTCCATTTATAAGTACGCCTCCCTAATCTTTGCTGTAATCGTCGGTGCTGGATTCGAAAAATTAGAATAATAAAACTCCACCTTGGTTTCCCCTGGCGGAGCTTTAAAATACTTTGAACCAACTGTCTCATCATTTAAACTTGGAATACCATTCACATACATCTTTGCGGCGGGACCATTCACCGTCAGGACATCCCCTGCCTGATAACGGTTCGGCAAATCCTGCAGATAGGTAACACTATCGCTTCGGAAAGATAAATTAATAAACCCAGCATAATGTATCCTGTGTTCTGTCGTAATCTTATTATCTGGTGGATATCCCAACCATACGGTGATGGAAGCAGCTTTCTTACCAGCCAGTTCTGGCATACGGTATTGGTATTTCTGTCCGGCAAAATAAAATTCGAACAACTCACCCATCTTTTGAATATACATATAGCCGCCGCCTTTATTTTTGTTATATATATCTGCCTGTCCGTTCCAGTCCCCCGGTTTAAACTGAATATTACTCTTCACACTGTTTCCGGCAATCAACTGTAAATTTGTGACCATATTTCCACCAGCACTACGATATATATTTATTGAGGCAAGAAGATTTCCATCAGTATCTCCAATATTAAACTGCATACTTCCAACCTCAGATGCATACTGGAGCTGCCACATGATTTTTGCCATTGCTACAAAACTTGTGCTTCCTTTTTTTCCATCGCTCTTCGCAGGTAATGTAATCTGTCCACATGGTCCATGCCAGACGTTCCCACTTCCTGATGAATTTACCAGCATTGGGAAGAACAGTGATCCATTACCATCATGATAATCCTGATAGGTAAATGATCCTGATTTCAAAAATGCAGAATTTGTTAAGATTCCCTCATCTTTGGTAATATTTTTTATAATCTGATTTCCTCCATTCAGATTTAAAAGATTTTCTGACTTCTCCTTTTCTTCCTGATCAAGCTCTCCTGGATTTCCATACTGAAGTGCACCATATGGACTCACTATTCCGATATACCCATTTTCATGGTTGTGTTTGATCTCGTAACTGATTGCCACTGGTAACGCTCCATCATTGACTATAGTTGTCTCTAAAGCACCTGTGGATGTATTCTTTGTTGTAGAAAATACTTTCTCTGTCAATGAATATTTGAACGGATCTGCACAATAAAAATCAATCTCCCCCGTCACACAGTTACTTCCTGCTGCTACGGATGTATTTCCAACTTTTGTCCCGATAAAATATTTATCCGGTTCATCCGCAAAAATAAGTTGTGCCTGTTCCACATTCAGTATCTTGTTCAGCTGATTATATGCTTCTCTGAACTTTTCTGCTGATGATGTACAGAGCTGGTATCCAACCGTAATTGTTCTTGGCGGATACCGTTTTCCCCGATAATCTGCACCATCCTTATATCCGATTGTCTGAGTCTCAATCTCGCACTCAAGAAGTTCTCGTCCACTTGTGTATAAAGTCAAATACCCAGGGATTAAATTTTCAATATATTCACCATTTATTTCCAATGATTCTGTGGCTAAGTTGTTACCAGTCACAGTCTCATTTGTATCTATAAATTCATACATTATCGATACCCCCGCATATATTTATTCAGCTTATTACGTTTCTCAAGTTCTTCTTGCGTATAAGTAGCTGTTGCCTTTGCTGCTTCTTTTCCGTCAATTACAACCGGAATTTCAAAATAGTATCTCGCATTGATATCTCCGGCATAAGAATAGGATGTATCTACCTGAAATGCATTGGCAGATGCCGCCATCCGGTTGATATAACCGGTCGGAATTGCTTCTTGTGCCACACGTTTGGCTGCTTCACGTACTTCCCGGATCTTATTCATCATACCAACAGCCATACCCTCTGTAGTGAATTCTCCACTTTCTTCCGTTACTCTTGATGGAGAATGGATTTTCAGAGCATTATTGATTGTCTGTGATACCGTGTTGGCCAGTCGATTAGCTGCCGCAATTGCCTTTCCTGAACCACTGTTAATTCCGTTTGCCAGGCCAACGGCCGCATAGTAACCACTGCTTCGGAATTTGCTTTCCATACTATTTACTGTCCGCTCCATTGCATTTACATTGCTGACAACCTGTGCTTTTGCAGAAGTCATTCCTCGCGTCACAGCTGTAGAAAACGTTGTGCTTCCCTGATTTGCGGTTGACTGCATGTGATTGAAACCTGTCTTTGTGGTATTTTCCATCGCATTCATGCCTGTCTGCATAATGGTCTTATTCTTCTGCATACCTGCAGACGTAGCAGCGTTTACTTTCTGGAATGCTACTGCATAAATCTGTGGTAATGTCGATACAGAACGTTTTGCAGCATCTGCAGATGATTTGCCAAAATTGCTCATAATCTTGGTCATGGCAGAATTCAATGTGCTTTGCTTAGATTCAATGCCCTTAACCAGACCTTCCACCGTATACTGTCCAACCTGCATAAACAATCTGGATGGGGAATGGATCTGTAGAGCATCAGTCGTTCCCTGGTACAGACTAATACCAAGGTTTCCACCAGCTATAGCCGGCTTCGGACTATTTGACACCTCATCTGTCACTGCATCAACCACATTTGTTCCAACATCACTAAACATGGTAAAATCAGCTTCATCCAATGCCTGTGCCATAGTCCCAAGCACACCAGACTCTCCTTTGATGTAATCCCGTAATGTCGCCTTATCCGCATCTGATAACTGCATGGAATCCACAAAAGTATGACTGATGGAATCATATGCCTGTTCCCACTGTTCCTGTGCTGCCAGAACTTCATCCACACCGCTGTTCATCATGTCACGCAATAACGGTAATGCCTCCGGACCGGTAGCACCGATTGCATTCAGATAACTTTCACTGACTCCGGCATTGATGGCCTGTGAATACAGATCAGCAAACTCCTGTGTTTTCTGAATGGTATCTGCCTGATTCTTTTGTACACTGGACCATGTTGTCTCATTATCTTCCTCAATTTTGTCATTTAAGGAACCGAGACTGTCCGTCATTGTCTGATAAGCATCCGAAATCCTGTCAACAGTGGCTTGTTGAGCGTCTGAAAGACTATCCAGACTAATTTTTTGCTGTTGTGTGTTGTCTGATGTTGCCTGCGATGCTGCCGCCTGAGATGAAGCAACAATTTCACTGTATTTCTGTTCCTCAGCTTCCAGCTCTTCCAGTTTTCCTTTTAGCTCAGTCTGTTTTTCTCCCATCTCTTTCATGGTCTTGTCATATTCGGCATATGCTTCTCCATTTGAAAGAGCTTCTTGCTTTTTCTTCTCGGCTTCAGTCGTTGCATTGACCGCATCCTGCAAATCTGCTTCCACCTGTGCCTGATCTTTCAGGACATTGGTTAGATTCTCTGCCGCTACAGAGGCTTCATCAAGTTTCGCATAGGCATCTGCTTTCTCCTGCAATGCTTCACTGGTCATATTCAGCTGATCTCTTTCTTCGCTGTAAGCAAGATTCAATCCATCTACAGAACCGTTTAAAGTTTCCACCAAGCCTTGTAACTTTGCTTTATCTTCCGCAGTTTTGCGCTCTTTTTTAGAAAGTTCCACAATCTGATCAATCAACTTTTTATTGGCAGATACAGTTGCTTTGATATCATCCAGTTCCTCTTTCCGGCTGTCTTTATTGGAATCAACCGCTTCTGTATGCTCATCAATAGCATCAACCAGTTCTTCACGGTGTTTCTTCTCCTCCTGCATTTTCTTATCCAGTTTGCTTATAATCTTCACAAGAGCAACAATTCCAGCTATGCACACTGTGATTGCAGCGACAACCGTACCGATTGGATTGGCTTCCATAGCTGCATTCCAGATTAACTGTGCTGCTGTGGCAAGACCAATTTCACCGGAAAGCACACCTACTGCTGCTGTTTTTACAGCAATCGCCACATTGCTTACTTCTGCCGCTCTGGCACCAGCTGTCTCAGCTGCTGTATTCGCTTCCTGTGCAATCGTCTCTGCATTGACAGACATAGCTGCCGCTTTATTTGCCTGCGCCTGGTATTGTGCCGCAATAGCCGCTTTTCTTTCTGCGTCTTCACTTGCCTTAGTTGCTGCCGCATTCGTAGATTCCGCTATTGACTTTAATTTTGCAGCTTCTGCACTGAGTTCCGTTGAAGTTGAAGAAGCCGCACTAGCTTTCGCCTGCGCTATATCTGCTTTTTCCTGTGCCTTAGCTGCTTTTGTCGCAAGTGTCTTAGCTGCTGTCTGTGCTTCCTCTGCCTTTTTCTGTGCAACACTGGCTTTGGTGCTTAATTCATGTGCACGTGTAGCCGCAATTGTGGCTGCTTCCTGTGATTTCACAGCTGCTGTCTGGAGATCCATAACACTCCGCATTGCCTGCAGTCGTTCTTTTCCCTCTTTCCAGACGGTATTTAATCGCTTAACCTTGTCATCAATAGCGATTGCCGCTTTGTATGCCACAAAACCGCCCGTTGCCGTTCCAAGTACAGGAATCAGTGTATCCAGATTGTTGGTCACCAGCTTTACTCCAGGAGCCGCAATCTTCACGAACTTGCCAACTGCTTCACTTGCCACGGTAAATGCAGTATTCACACCAGTCTTTGTGGTCTCCAACTGTTGCTGGAAATTCGGCAGACCAGCTTCGGTCAAACTGTTGTCTGCGGAACGGATCACTTTCTCCATTCCACGAACCACTGCTGTATTCAGATTCTGGAAAGATGTTCCAATACCGGCACTGGCTGTTCTCGCACGTTCTGCAAATCCATTTACACCGCTGTCCAATTCAATCAGCTTATTATTGAACTGGGTAAATGTAATTTGTCCACTCTGTAATGCTGCATACAAATCATTCTGTGCCGATTCACCGGCATATCCAAATGCCTCTGCCACATCATATAATGCTGGTCCCATCGTCTCCTGCAGAGTTCTCCAGGATTGGAGATCAACAGAACCTTTGGAAAGCATCTGAACATACTGTGTCAGACCTCGTTCCGCGTCTGCCGTAGCTGCACCAGATGCCAGGAACGCATCATTTAATGCAATGGATGTTTTTGTTGCTCCATCCAGATCTCTGGTCAGAACCGCAATTCCCTGCGTAGAAGATACGATGCTATCCAATGAAGTCGGCAATCCGTCAATTCCGGTTGATAACTGATCCATGGACTTCTGTGCATCTTCCGCAGAAAATCCAATCTGCTGCATAACTTTCGGATACTGGTTTAAGGTATCAAATCGTTTGATTGCTCCATCCACGGAAGATTTCACCTTATTCACAGCCATATCCACCACTTTAAAAGCACCTGCGCCTTTGGCAACATCCATCAGGCTTCTCTTCGACTGTGTTGCTCCGGAATCAATCTGATCCAGTGACTTTGCCGCTGCATTCATTTTTGTGGTAAATCCCTGGTCTGCTACACTTAAGACCGCCTGTACACTATAGCTTTCCATCCTTTTTCCTCCTTTCCTTCTGCATTCTTGCCGCCTGCATCAGACGTTTGCCAATTCCATGGCACTTTACCGGTTTTCCAGTCATCGCTTCTTCCACTTTTTCATCGTAATCAAAAAACTGGCTAAAATTTTTATACACCGGAACTCTCTTTCTGCCCTGCTTTTTCATGGCCTGCACATCCCAGCTCTGCCATGCCAACAAATGCAGCATATATTCATGATCTACCTGCTGCAGTCTGTGTGATTTCATTCGCACGCAGTATTCATACATTGTCATGCGATCAATCTCAGTAAAATCATGCATTCCAAGATAGCGCAGACTGTTCAGGACAATATTGTCGTAAGTTTCCAGTGAAGATGTTATTTCTTGTTCGCCACATCCATCAGTTTCTGCATCTGTGCCATCTTCGCCTTCGTTGCGTTGTGCTTTTTTAACTCATCAATCACCTCTTCATACAGAGCATCGATGTCGTCCACCTGATCAATGTACGCATCCACTTCTTTCAACGTCGGACGTTTCTTTTCTGCACAGGTTCCCTCATACAGAAATTCAGCTAATGTTACTGCATCGTTATCCAGAAGCATCGGTACCTTTGTTTCCAGACCGGTTCCAAACTTAACACCAGACTGGCTTGTTACAAAATATTTTTCATCCAGTTTTCTTACAAATCCAATCCCGAAATGAATCTCATAATCGTTTCCATTGATATTTAAAACCATGTGATTTTCCTCCTCATTCAAAAAAGAGAGCAGCCTACGCCGCTCTCCCTATATCAACTTTTACGCTCCAGTTTTCTGAGTATCTGCAAACACATACTCCGCCGCTTCCTGCTGCTCTGCAGTCACGGTTACATCTCCGCGTTTTCCCGCGCCATTCAGACCAAAGGTCAGTGATAATTCCACAAAATCATCTGCAGGAGATGTCTTCTCAAAACTGGTCAGATATCCCTGGAAATACATGCCTTTGAACTTATTAGATCCAGAAGAAGCTTCCGCAAGATTTGCTTCCCATACTTCCATCAGTTCATCATTGTCCATTGCATCTTCCAGTTCATCGATCAGTTCATCCCCTTTGGCAAGGATGGATGATACGGTGATCTCTGTCTCCGTAGTACCCGGTGTACGGATTGGTCCATCCTTTGTCATGGTAGAATCCGCATCTTTACTCTTGGTTCTTCCGTTTTCCGTTGTAAATGCAATCGTTTTTGCATCATTGCTTGCAGCTTTTGATTTGATGCGGAACAAGTACACGATTTTTTTACCCTGTACGGCTTCCGCAAATAACTGCAGTCCCTGTAATTCTCTTACTCTCATTTTGTTCCTCCTAACTAAACCAGAATTCCACTTCCAATATTCCATGCAGAAGTGGCTGTTTTGTCGTTGTATCCGGCACAATCCTCTGTGTCACTTCTTTCAGCATCCAGGAATAATGTGCGGTATGTTCCAGCTTTTTACAAATACTGGTTATTTCAGACAGCAACCCCGATACCGTTCCACGCTGTCTTGGATTGCTGTGCCAGACATTGATTATCTGCTGGCAGCTCCCAATTCGGTTTGATTTTGTCTTTTTTGTATTCTGTTCACTATCTCCCAGATATACAAACGGATATGGTGTTCCTTCCGGCGGCAGAAATGTATCATACACACCGGTATCCGTATCCTTATACTTTTTTCTCAGTTCAACCAATAGTGCACTGAATAATTCCTGCTGTGGATCCATCTTATTCCTCACTTCATAAGTCTGCTCAAATCACTTTTGAACTGTTCCTTCTGCGCATAATAAGCAGGGCGCATAAATGGCTGTGCATTCATGAACCGTGTGCCCCACTCCACATACGGTGCATATTCTGCCGTTGCTTCGCTTTCTGCAGTCAACACACCATCACGAAGCACCAATGAAATGCTACGTTTCAATGTACCGGTATCCACCGGAGCATTGCGCTGTGCCTTAGCCTGCAGCTCCGCACCGTTCATCTTTACAACACGTTTCACCGCTTCCAGCTTGCCATTCTGCTGCAGTTTCTTTCTTAACGCATCTGTTCCTGTTACTGTCAGTTTCATGTCTGCACCTCACTTACGATCAAACACTGCTTTACCCGCAGATTCCTTACAGAATCTACCTGATACAGCTTATCTCGAATCCGAATATGATCATACGGATCCTGATATCGATTCTGTAGATGGATAGTCAGACTTCCCTGCTGGATTTTTCCATACACCAGAGTCATTGTCTGTGTTCCTGTATCCATGACAGATGCATAGCGCAATGTTTCCTCTATGGTATCGGCTTCATAATTGCCAGTTTCTGCATCGTATTCTCCTGGTGTGATCTTCCGGAAATAAATCGGTGTATCGTATCTCACAGGAATTTCACCCGCCCTTTCGTAACCTCTTTCTGACTGTCCAGATATGCCTGTATATCATCCATATACCCGGCAAAATCATTTGAAGACCAGGACTGACTTTCTCCCTCTACGGTATGGGAAGAAAGCCCCTCTGATCCGATTTTATTGAATCGAATAACTGAAACATCCAAAATAATGTAACTCATTTCCTCTGGTGGTTCTAAACCGCCAAGCAGAAACTTTAACCGCCTCTTTGTGGCATCCAGAATCAAGTTCAGCTTTTTATCCTGAGACGTATCGTTCTCCTGTATTCCAAGCAACATTTTCAGATTTTCCAGCATATCCCCACCTCATTACTTTCCGGCAGTTTCTTCCACTTTTTCAATCAGCGGAACTCCCTGTTTGTTTTTCTCTCCGGCAAGCTCCTCAAGTCTTGCATTTGTCACTTTTACACCTTTCCGGGGAAATGTATCCCCCGGATGGTATTCATGATCCGCATCATGCAGATCTGTAAAATATTTGATTACTTTATACATTGGCAGCCTCCTACGCTCCTGCATTTACAGTAACGGTAACATCTCCGGAACGAACAGCCTTATAGTTCTGATCACACTCAACCAAAGTAATGTGATGAGCTGCTGTTGACGCAATCTCGGATTCACCATCCCATTTAGACCAGCCTTTCACATCCATGCCATAAGTCACAGAAGTTGCCGCTGTTGCATCTTTGTACTTCCAGCAGTTTTTCGGAGACATAAGCTGCTCTTTTACGGTAAGTTTCGTTTTACCTGTCTCTGAACCTGCTGCAGATGTCACATTGAGAGTTCCAAGTGTCTGTGTATCAGATCCACCAACAGAAATATAGGAAATCGCATCCAAATATTCACAGAACAGGCGCAGACCCATAATAGCGAACATGTCCGAAATAGCTCTTTCATAAGTACCCTGTACATGGAATCCGATGAATCCGGTTGTGGAATCTGTGGTATACTGCAGACCAGCTTTTACAAACTCAGAATCGCCCGGATCAACATAATATACAATCATGTTGTTGAGCGGAGTTGCAATAACCACACCTTCCGGAATCTGCGATGTCATAAACACAACATCTGCTCCCATGAAGTTTTTCATGTATTTAAAACCAAACGCTGTCTGTACGGTGATATCTGCCGCGCCAAGATACTTATACACATCAAGAGTGTTTACCCATACAGCGACACCGGTTGCTGTACGTTTCATTTCCTGGAACTTATTTACAACCTTTCCGATTGCCATCGCAAAAGCCATCTGCCATGTAGATTCATGGCCAACAAGGGAACCCGCTTTTAACTGTGCATAGAATCTATCGGATACTACATTGGTCAGATCAGATTTAAATTCCTCATCTGTGGACTGTACCGCCGCATCATAGCCTCTCTCTGCGATCGCTTCAAGAGAAACACTTTTACGGTATTTCTCGATTTTAATGGTATCGAAGTTCTGCTCCTCTACCGTGTACTGAGATAACGGGATCTCATCACCTTCCGGAACGTCACCAGACTGTAAGGTACCTTTTACTTTCTTTGTCTTTAATACGGATCCGTTCTCTTTGCGAATCATTCTGGTGATTCCCAGAATATCCAGTAATGCCTGCAGATTCTTACCAAAAGATGTGACAAAGTCAATTTCTCTAGCTCTTACCTGAATCTGGTCCTGTCCTGTTAAACCTGCTGGTGCCGCAAACACCTGCAGTCCTAATTTTTCAATATTATGCATTCTCTGTATCTCCTTTACTGAAATAACTCCATATTCTCTGCAATCAAACGCTGTCTCTCCGCAGGATTTGTGATTGCCAGAATCTGATCTTTTGTCATGTTTCCTTTTCCACCACTTCCTGCCTTTGGTGGATTTCCTTTCAGTGCATCTTTCACTGCCGCCTGCACTGCTGCCTTGTACATCTTCGCAAAGGCCTCAACGGCTGTTTTGGTATCCTCTGCATTTTCAGATACCAGATGTCCCAGAAGTTCATCCGGGATATTGATTTCTTCGTCAGCCAGCATCTTCCGCGCTGTCTTTGCCATCTCTGTGATTGCATTCTGACGTTTCAGATCAGCCAGTTCCTTTTCCAGTTTCTTATTCTGGTACTGTGCCTTTTCCTCTTTTGTCATCTTAGCCAGTTTTTCCGCTTCTGACAGCTGGTCGTTGGTCAGCGCCTCCCACTTCTCCTGTGCTTTGGTCACTGCTGTGTTGACTGCTTTCTGTACTCTGCGGTCAAACTCTGCCTGATTTCCCTCACCCTTTAAGAAATCATCAAAAGATAATGCGCCGTTATCTCCAGAACCTGTGCCAGCTCCACCACCGTCTCCATCTCCGGATCCGCTGCCATCTCCACCACCGTCTGCAAATAACTGCAGGTTGCTCATTGGAACTCTCCAATGCATATTCATAAATTTCATAAGTTACCTCTTTCTGCTCCAACCCATTCACTTAAGCCCAGGTCATTGCGTCGAACCATAGTTTTACGACATTCCGGTCACATCAGTTACACAATCCGAATATTTTCCGGAAATTCATTAACAATCAACTGAATGCCAATGAAAAAGGAATCTACCAGAGTTTTTGACTTTTCTGATAAATTCCCATATTTTATATCAACCCATCCGGGACTGATATCGTATTTTATTTCATCTTCTGTCAGATCCTCCACAGATTTGATCAGTGTCTGTGCCAATGCCGTTGCGCCGGCGCAAACAATATCATATCCAAATGCCGCATATCCCGCATGCCCTGATATTGTCACACCATCGTCACGGACGTTCACTTCAATCAAATGCACCACCTCCTGTCGTTCCGGTCATTCCCTGCCGGTGGGAGATATTCTGGATCACCGCCTTTCTACTTTGGATTGGTTTTCTTGCGTCCTTTTGACTTTTCTACCGGTGCCGTTTCTTCCGGAGTTTTCTCTGCATCTTCTTCCGGAGTTTTCTCTGGAACTTCCTCTGCTACTTCTTCCGCAGTTTCTTCTACATATTCTTCTGCCACTTTGGCTCCGATTAGAACCTTGGCGCGCTCCTCAGCGCGTTCGATGATAGTGCCGGCGGCAATATCAATATCTTCTTTTCTGTCATGATAGGTTGTTGTTACTTTTAATTTCATGTTTCTATTCCTCCTTACTCAAGATTGATACCTTCCTGTAATGCTCTGGTTTCCAGGACTCTCAGATACTCGCCCATGTAACGCTTCTGTTCCATAAGCAGAGCTTTCGGGCATGTTGGTGTGAATTCCAGCTTACCAGCATCCCACTTCACCAGCATTTTGTGCAGGCCATCGTGTCGGATCTTGGTCTGCTGGTACTCAGCTTTGAATCTTTCCTTGTAGTCAGAACTCTGCATAAGTTCAATGGTGTCTTTTAATTCCATGTTGTTCTCCTCTCTACGCTACAATACTTTTGATTCCGTAAGCAATCGCACAATCATGTTCGATGATGCATCCACGGGCATCGTTCCAGCCCGGAGCAAAATAGGCCACGTCTGCATCTGCCAGAAGCTCCAGTGATTTTCCAAGAAACCACAGTGGTTTTGCACCGACTGGTGCGCTCTGAAAAAAGGAATCAATCACTTCTACCGGTTCTCCTACCAGTTCAGATGCTGCTTCGACTGCTTTGGCACGTTCTGCCTTGATTTCCTCGTCAGTCTTGCCACGCATCGGCTGGCTGATAAATAATTTTTTCATGTCTACCTCCTACTCCTCTGTATGGCATGTATTGGTTAATTTACCGTATACATCTTCGTACAGCTCCTGTTTGTCACCGTTGTAGGTGTACTCCGCATAGATACCATCTCCACTGATTGTGGTAGATGCTAAACACTTGTAATTCTGGAGTGTTTTACAGGACCAAACCACAAATACATTGCTTCGGTCAATCTGCACCTCCGGTCTGTTCTTGTGGTACCATTCAACAAGTTTCTTCTGTGCAATACTCTCAAAGTGCGCCATTCCTGTGATAATCATGTTTTACCTCTTTCTTTCTTAAAAATGCGTATAAAAATACCACTAACCATTTCTGATCAGTGGTATCTATAACTTATTCTTTGCTTCTTCTGACAAGCGCTTGAAAATTTCCTTGCATTTCTGATTAAATTCTTCTTTTTCTTCCTCTGTACGTTCCTTGGGATGAAGAAATGCTTCTTTTTTCTCAGGTGACATATTTTTCTTTTCCTCTTCAGAAAAATGTATATACTCCAAGTCAGTCCGCAATAAGAAACATTCATGAGGAGATAATTCATTTTTCCTACGCTGTTGCTCATCCTCTGAAAGCAACAACCACTCTCGTGCTGTTAATGCCATTATTTCAATTCCTCCAAAAGTATGTAAAATCTTCCATCCTCTTTGATTTTGTTAATTACCTTAAATTTTGTCATGTATGGATAAAGCACTTCATTTTCCATATCATTTAGCCCTCTAAGGTCTTTCCCATTTTTCGCATTTTGGATATAAATCTGTACCTGTGCATCCTCATTATATACATCTCTTTTGGTCGTTGACAAGTATTGTTTTGGAATATACTCTTTTCCTACCTCAAATTCATCAAAGTATTTCTGTGCATCCTCTTCAAACAAAAATGTTACGGAACGATTTAAATTTCCTTTATAACTTGGTAGTTTTTCAAGTGCCGCATCCAGATTCTTGATCCATTCTCTTTCAATATCTGTCAATTCTGAATTGGCGTTTCTTCGCAACTTATCATTGAGTGAATATGAATCCGGACTTATATATCGTACAACTGCTGCCTTTTCATTTAACGTAAGTCTGCTTTTCTGTTCTTCCAGCCACTTATCAAATGCCGATCTATCCATGTAAGCACTTGTAGAGCATCGGCAATGCGGATGCATCGGCGGTGCATTATCTCCCGGCATCATATCTTTTACCAGAAAATGTTTCTGATCCAGCGCACGGCAGGCACCGCAGGCAGTTCCAAGTGCATGAAACTGATATTCTTCATAATCATTTCTTTCAAACGACAGCTTTTGTGCTTCCGTCTGCACTCTGGCTAACTCCGTGATCATTAATCTTTCTGCATTGTATTGACTGACACCAAACCGTTTTTTCAAATGGGTAGCAAGTTTCCTTGGATGCTGACCTCTGATCAATCCTGTCTGCAACAAGTTCGCCAATTCTGCTTTCAACATGTCCTGATGCATCCAGACACGGTCCGAAAATGTAACATTCTGAAATGATGCATTTACAAGCGCATCTGCTGCTTTTGCATTATCCTGAATCGTTACTCCAAGTATTCCAGCCTGCCGCTGAAACTCATCCATTGCCCGCTTTGTAAGCGTTTCATCAAAAAACTGCTGAAGTTCATCAAATCCAGATACCATTTCCAGACCAATGTTTGCTTTCAGCAGTTCCAAACGGTTTATTTTCATTGTAGCATTGTACAGGCGCATCTCCTCATTTGCCTGCTTGGAAAAATCTTTCTCTTTCACATACTTTGCAGCTTTTCGTGCATATTCTTCAATATCAAGCTGAGACACTTTCTTTTTTGCTTCTGCCAGAGTAATTCCCTCTTTTCTGGCATACTTCACATAAAAGCCGTTGATTTCTTTCGTAATCTCATCCTGCATGTTCCGGAAGATTTCCTGAATACGTTTCTGATATTCCTTTTCCTCAGTAATGTTATGCTTTCGCTGAGCCGCTTCCCTCTTTTTCCAGTACTCCTGTGATGTCACCTGCTGCACCTCCGAACAATCCTCTCATAACAGCATCATCCTGATTCTTTTTCTGTTCTTCCTCAAGCTTATCTATCTCCGCCTGCACATTATCCACAATAGACAATGTACCAAGCTGAGTTTCCTGTGATACAATTCCATCCAGATTACCGGCAATCTCCGTCTCTTCCAACACATTCGCCGGAATATTCGGTGTGAATTTGTAATGTAACTTCACCCAGTCTTCATTTTTCATACCGGAAACTGGATTTGAAAAGATCAGACGATAGCGTCGGTTCATTCCAGAAGTAAACTTTCGCTCTTTTGTCTTTTCAAGATTGTGCATCGCCTGTAACTTGTATTTCATGGCAATTCCGGAACTTGTCCCAAAATTTTCATCTGAAATATTGGCAACCATGCTGATATGAAAAATCAGTTTTTCCAGTCGATCAATCAGATGCTCCTGTGTCGTATCACCATCTGGCTTCTGCAAAAAATCCACATTCAACTTGTCAGCCTCTCCATCAAAATTGATGATCCTGTCATCGCGGATAGACTTTACATCATCCTTATCAAGATACGCTCCCAGAACTTTCAAATAGGCATCCGCAAAATAATCCACATCATTGGCTTTCTCACTGATTGCCTTATTGTATGCATTGATCATGGTCAGTACTGGTTCGAAGATTCCTATCCGCTCCCGGTTTTCCACATACTCTGTCGCCGGCACTCCCTCAAACCCATGCTTCTTTTCATCCTCATCCCACACAAGTTTTCCTTTTATGGTAAACCATCGTACATTCTCATCATCTGATAGACTTCCATGCAATACCTGATCATCATCGATATACAGTCTCACGAAATACCGTTCGCGCTGCAATACCGAATCATCATAGATCATAAATCCATCCATGGGTGAGAGATATGTAATTCCAACGTTTCCGATTGGATCCACATAATACATTTCATATCCATTTCCAAATATGCTGCATAATTTTGACAATTCCGCGTTGTTATCATCCTGATCATTGTACTGGTCAAGAAATTCCACATATTTTTTTATATCTTCTGCTTCTCCATCTACTGAAATCTTGATAGGATTTCCTAGGAAGAATCCGTTCATCGTATCGACAATGTATTTTGCAAAATTGACAGCAATTCGGTTGTCCGGCTTCCACGCAGGTTTTTCCTTTTCGTGAAAAATCGGATAATCTGTCATATATGCATCCCAAAGCTTCTGCAACCGGAATGCGCATTCTGCATCGTGTTTTCGGATAAATTCCATCAATTTATCATCTGTCAGCGTTTTTTCTGCTGCCAATCTATATATCACGCTATATGCCTCCTTTTACCTTTCGATTCAACCGTGGACGTTCGCCCAGAATTGTATATACAAAATATCTCACTGCATCCATGGCATGATCATACTGTTTCACCGGCTTGTCCTCACCGTGTTCTGCTGCCTTTGCATCCCAAATATAAGAAGCAAATTCTTTGATCGTGTCCTGACAAATGTTTGAAAATACTATTTTCAGCAAGTTCAGTTTTGTTGCTACCAGACGGATACCATCTGCCACATCATTCTTGGCTTTTATTACCCTGTAGCCGCGTTTTGTTAATTCAGCAATAAATGATGCTGCTGCCGGATCTACGATCACAGCATTGATATCTGTCCCAGACAGCCAGCTTTCCAGATCATCTGCGTATTCTGCATCGGTCTTCTGCTGACCTTCTTCACGTCCGGAATAGTAATATTCCCGTGTGCAGTACCAGATGCCATCTGTTCCCTGATTCCAAAGCAAAAACACCGTTGCATTTTGGGTACCGTAATCACAGCTGACATATCTGTTGCCATCAAGTAATAAATCACTGAATGTTTCCGGATCTGCCACATGACGTTCTTCACTGAACATGTCATAGATGATGCCCTCAGCCATCGCCCACAGTCCAAGAATATAACGTCTGTAAAATACCCCGGTGTACATGCTACGGTATCTGGCTTTCACCTTTTCTGACAGGCTCAAGTTGTCATCCATTGTAAAATGCAGATACAATAGATGCTTTTCTTTACGTTTATCTATCCAGTTCTGTTTGAACCAGTGATATGGACCATCTGGATTGCAGTTGAACCAATACTTGGATCCATCCACAGAGCATCGACCAGTCGCCTGATTCACAAATGACTCCGGCATCAATGCCACTTCATCAAAAAAGACCCCAGCCAGAGTAATTCCCTGGATGAGATCCTGTGATCGTTCATCTTTTCCACCAAATATATAAAAATAATTTTCTACGCTGCCCCTTGAGATAACCACCAGATTGTCTGCCCGGTGATCCGTTACCCGGTATCCTCTGGAACGAAGCATCAATTTCAACCAGAATAGTACGTTTCTTCGGAACGAACCAATTGTCTTGCCGCACATAGCAAAATTCTGACCGTTAAAGCTGCACATCGCCCACAATACAAATGACAACGACATGCTCACTGTTTTACCGGATCTGATTGCGCCATCTGCTATAATTCCGTCATAGTCCTTTACCGGCGAATCCTCCGTCCACCAGTTCAGTACTTTGCGTTGCTTCTTGGAAAATGGTTGGAATTTGAAAAACTGTTTAATCTTCCGCATCTGACCAATCCTCTTCTGCTGTTCCCTTTAATGCCTCAAGGAATCCATCATCTACCACTTCTGTATCATCATCAAGCTGAGCTTTTGCTTTGAGCAGTTCGGTCTTTGCAGTAATCTGTTCAACTCTTGCTTTCTGCTCCTCGGTTGCCATATCCCAATTTTTATGCAATAGATCCTCGTAACGGTTAATCATTCCCTCCAACGTTTTTTGCGCCCTGGCCTGCGCGGATAAAAAATTGGCTTGCTTATCCCATGCCTGCTGTATTTCCCATTTTTCAGAACATACATTTCCTTCGCTTTCTGCTATCTTTGTTGTTGTCACATCATTCCGATCATGCACATACATAATCTGCTGTGCCCTGATAATGGCAGCATAAGCAATCTGGATCTGGTCCCAGAGGACATCCAATGGATTTTCTGGCATCTCCTGAATAATGGATAGTGTTTCTTCCGGAAGATACTTTGAAAAGAATCCGTGCTTCTCTGCCTTTTTATTTCCCGGCGGACCACCTTTTCCATTTTTGTTACCAGGCTGCCCGCCTTTCTTTCTATTCGAACGCTCGCTTTTCTTATCCGAACGTTCGCTATCCCATTTATGAGTACACTTCCATCGCCGAACCGTCCCTTCCGGTAAATTTAGTTGACTTGCAATCTCAACTAATTTCACACCTTCCAGATACATGACTTTTGCCTTTTCGATTCGCGGATCTGGTGCTCTTGCCATGTACCTTCACCTCTCATTCGTCGGTTTTGTTGCATAAAGAAAAGCACCCCGTAAAGGGTGCCAATAACTATTTTTCCCTATATCTAACCAAGCCAAGTGTTGCAAAATATAATATCGATTTCAATGTCAATCTATAAGTGCATACTTCAACCTCATTCCCTACCCTACCATCATAATGAATAATCAATTCTGATTTCATATATGCTTCATTCTCAAAAGTAATCTTTACTTGTGGCATTCCCTCTGGTATAGCCAAGTCAAGCATAAGGCCTTCTCCTGGTGTCAAAATTTTTATTAATTCTGTCGTTTTCTTATTCTCTGCTATGATTCTACGCCCTTTAATCACCAACCCTTCATATATTTTAATATGATATAAATTATGTTTTGATTTTATCAACAAAACGTCTTCATTCACTCCTATGGTTTGCAAGCAATATATTTTTAAATCCTTATAATCTTTTTTTCGTGGATGCCAAATAAATGTTTCTACAGACTTCCTTTTTGCATCAAAAATTAATGTTACTACAATGACAATATATATTGCCAGGGCTATTTTTCCCTTCAATGGCATTCCTACTATATATTGCCAGCATACGTTTACTAGTTTTAAAACTATTTGCATAACATTATGCCATAAGTTTTCTTTCAAAATCACTTACTAATCTCCTAATATTATCTTCTTTTCCTTTACTTAACTAATCCCATAATACTTGTAATTGTAGATATGGTTGCATAATATATTCCAACCATTGCCAATACAGTTGCAACTACACCACTTATAATTGCAATTGTATTAGAATGTCGATATTTTTTCTCCTCCTCCATTTTTACATTAATGGTTTCCTTTAAAGTATCCATTTTCTCATTTTGAGAATTTATCATCTCTTCTATTCGGCTTATTTTTGCTTCCATTCGATGCTCAGAATCGTCAATCCTTTTTTCCGTTCGTTGCTCACGTTCACGCATTTCTTCACGCAAAGCCATTTGGTCTTTATCCACTTTTTCAATATAAGTTTTTAATAAATCATCCATTTTTTGATCCTTTACTACTTTTTGAATTACGCTTTGACTCCTTGATAACCCACTTTTATGATCACGATAAGTGTTCATATTATAAATTTCACAATTACTACTATTCATTTTATGCACCTCACGATTTCATATGTGTAAGTACATCTATGATATAGTCAATTTCTCTGTCATTTGCAGAAAAATCAAATGTTTCCCCATCTTTCCGAATAAATCGAATAGTTTTCTTATCTCCATAGGTTTGTTTTTTAGCAATTTTATCTATTCCAGAAAGTTCTGAATCACCTTCAAATAAACCTTCGAACAATGGTGAAAGTGTAATAAAAAATCCTTCCATCTCATTTTTAAAATCTTCAGCTAACCGTTTACCAACTTCTTCAGACATTCCTTCCAATAAATTTCCATTTACATATTTTTCATCTTCTAATGTATTTTCCGGATCCCATTCCATTTGATCTGACAAACGAACACAATATTTCCATAATCCCTCCGTCAGTTCATCCAAATTGTACCCTAAAATCTTTTCACATACATTAGATAATTCTACTGTACAATATGGGTAATCCTTTCTTTGCTGAAACATCGAAATAACTTGTAATGCTTTTAAAAATATATTTTTATCCTCTTTATATTTTTCAAATAACCTCCAACAATAATCATACATATTGGTTCCATTTTCAAATGCCATGCGTTTTTCCTCCCTTGTAGATAAATAAACCTATTTTTATAATATTCCATTTCGAACTATTATGCAAATGAAAAAGACATCCGTTTCCGAATGCCTTTTAAGTAGGTTTATTCTCATAGGGGAGAAATCGAGCCGCCGGTTTCCGCCTTTGGCTCAAGTATTATTATAACTGTGCATTTTGTGAATTGTGTGAATCTTTCAAATACCGGTCAACTATTTTGCTTATACTGCTCCGATCCAGATGTACACTCTTGGCAACCTGCTCCTGGGTCACCGGCTTTCTGCCATCGATAAACAGTTTCCGGAAGATGCGGTGTGCCAGACTGTCCAGTATCGCATCCACGAACTGCTCTACTTCCTTACACTCCTGCTCCAGAGCTTTCTTCCGCTTCAGATCACGGTCCTGCAATCGCTTGTACTTCTCCTGATCGAACCCAACTACACACTGTGGCATCGGATAACCTTTACTGTAATCAAATATTACATCGTTCCCGATCATCGTATCTGACTTCCAACGGTTCTGCAAAGTATAATCCAGTTCCAGTATCTCCGCCTTATTGCTCCGGTGCGCTTTCAATCTTTCCTTTGTCATCTTCTCCAACGGCATCGCCTCCCTTATTCTCCTGCAGCTCTGCCCTGCTGCCGCTTATCTGTATCTCACCTCTTAGCTGCTGCTATCTAAGATATGACAGGCTCCATTCTGGATTGCCACCCATGGATGCCAGGTAATCAAGTAATGTCACGATAGTTCAACTCTTTGTTCAACTGTTTAGTTGGTGTATCAGTTGATGTATTAGTTGATGTATCTGGCGGTTCCGGCAAAGGCATCCAATGCGTAACTTTCCAGAATGTCCTGCTGCCTTTTAATTCCCAGTATCCTAGCTTTTTATAGAATTTTGCAAATGTTACATGTTTTAAATCCTGTTCTTTGCAACATACTATGTAAGTGCCGGATGATTCCGGTACTCTATCATCGGCAGAAATCCACCACTCTGTATCATAAGCTGTCGGCTGTTCATCTATAATCGATACAATACCGCAATACACTTCTTTCAACTCATCAACGCACAGGTCATATGATTCCTCTGTCTTTTTATGCAGTTCCCAAATTTTTGAGATCAAAGCATCGGCATCAATTAATCTCATTTCACATCACTCCAATCTAATTTCTGCCCGCACCATTTGCAATACGGCATATCCCACACCTTTAAAAGTTTTATGGTTGCAATATCACCAAACAGTCCTTTGCAGTTGGGACAGGAGGCCTGACCGTTCCAGTCCTCTATTTTTCTCGCCACATCTCTGGAATCCCCATCCACAAACCGCCGAATCTCCGCTACTTCCTGCTGCAACTGTTCGTCAGTCTTTTTCATGATTCACATACCCCATCCTTCCTACAATTCCAGTGTTCTTTAGATAATTGTAATAATCCTGCGCCACTTCTTCGTTGACGTTAAACTTTTTTCTGATTCTTCCAATGGTTACACGTTTCTGGTTCTTCGCCCAGTTCTCTAATTTTACAGATTTGATAATCATTTGTTCCTCCACTTTTCTACCATGTTCCAGTGCCCTTTCATTGCTTCTGGAATTGTTGCATATCGTCTGGCATCCAGATCGCTCCAGTTCTTCACCTCTCCATCTTCTGCGCACCGAAATACCATTGTTTCTAAACCGTGATCTGCTGTATCGCAGGTGTCTATCAGCACATATCCTTTTGATGTTTCTACTATTGTTCTCATTTCTGCTCCTCTCTCCTGTATACTTCCGGCAGTGGCATCCAGGCATTAACAAATATTCCAAACGATACATAGCTTGTATCATCATCTCCCGGATAAAATGCTCCGGATCCATCACTGTCTGTTTCATATCTTCCGATATCCGGAAGTGTAAAATTTTCAAACGACACCAGCACATATTCTCCCGGATCCGGAAGTCTGTCATTGATATCTATCCAATTATTCATGCTCTCACCAGTTCCCCGCTTTTCATCATCTCTGTCAATTCATTCATGGTAAATGATTCGATATAGCTTGTACGTTCCCCAAAACAATTTACGAAATGCAGCCGGAATCTGACGAACCGTTCATGTTTCGGGATATGTTCAACCACTGCCTTTACCCATTTCTTTTCCTTTAATTCTCTCGTTACGTGCTTATAAATTTTATATTTTTCTCCAACTTTAAACATTGCTCTTACTCCTATCCAAGCGCAATCCTGATACCTGTTTCTTCCGCTAAGATCTGTCTGATATCTTCCTGGCTTACCCAACCGCCATTCAGGTACTCATTGATTAACGCTGCACATTCTTCCAGAAACTTACGCACTTTCGTTCCGCTCATCTTCTCTCTGGTGATCAACTCCGTGCAGATCATCGCATAAGTTGTGGATAATGCATCTGTGATTGTGATCAGTTTTACCTTGAGATCTCTTGGATTCTTCGGATATTCCATCTTTGCCAGATTCATCCGACACTTCTGAGAGAACTTTTTCGCTTCTGCTTCAACATCTGCGCCGACTTTTGCCTGCACCAGAATCGAGAACTCGCGAACATTCAACTTTTTCTCATAGTGTTCTTTCAGGTACTCGTTAAAAATTCCCTGCACCCTTTCCAATCGTTTCCGACCAAATCCGAATTTATCATGCAGCGTCCATAATCCGATCTCCAGAACATGCTGCATCATTGTTACTGCATATCCGGCAACATGTTTGTCATAAGCATCTCGGCGCACCGCTGCATCTATCTCACTTTGCATCCAACCATACTTTGGTTTATTTTTTTTCTTTCTCACTAGTTTGTTGCTCATTTCTTTTCTCCTCTGCCATTGCATTGATTACCGGCACATAGGTGATCGCCATATTTTCAGCGAACTGCTGCAGCAGGGAATTGCCTTTGTATTTTTCCACCAATGCGCTCATCTGCTTGGTATACTGTCGCATATCCCCAGACCGCCGGTAATCTTTATAATTCTTCCATGCCGTATTCATGACATCCTGTATTTTTTCATGCATAATATTTGCTCCTACTTAAACGGGCACTCGTCTGACTCATCAATATCAGCACTGTAAAATCCATCTGATTTATCCCAGCCATACTGATAATCCAGATCATCACCATCTCCATATATCCTTTTCGACCGTTCATCATAATCCAGAATGATTCCATCCAGATTAATCTTTCCGAACAGTCTGTTTTTCGCCACGATCAGCTTGCGCTGATCCGCACTCATGCTTTTTCCAATCTCATCACTGTTCCCGCGATTGTAACCCAGTGTCAAACCTGCCAGATTCGTAATATCTCCGGAGCCGCTGACCTCATCATTAATATCCGTCGAATATCCGTTCTTTCTCTGATGCGCCACCAGCAGGATCAGACAGTCGTACTGAATCGCAAGTTTCGCTAAGTTTCGGACAAATTGCCCCTGTTGCTCGTACCGGTCACTGCCACGCTGCTCATCGATGTACATAGCGGTCATCAGGTTATCGATCAGGACCACGCGTACTCCATACTGCTGGATAGAGCGCTCAATACTTTTCAGGAGATCTTCCTTTTCGTCTGTTTCAATAATCCGGTTGTCGTAGATAAATGCTTTTTCCTGATACCATGCATTGATCAATTCCTGATTTGCATTTGTGATAAAACGGTTTACCGTTCCGTATTCTGTCCGGTTTTCCACGATGTGGTGTCTGCCTGCTACCTGAAAATCAAACCAACTCTTATACAGATAATTTGGCAGCTCTCCGGAATAGGTAAAAGCGGTATATCCCTGATCAATCACGTTCGCAATGATCTGGCTGGCCAGCGTAGATTTACCTTCACCGCGTTTTCCTGCAATGACACATACCATACCAAACGGGAGCCCTCCGTAAAGCATCCGATCCAGTTCGCTGATTCCACTTTTTACTTTCTCCAGCTCATAAATATTTACATTTTCCACCTCTGCCAGTGGCAGCACACGGTTGACCGGAAGATATACGGCATTTTCCACAGCATGTCTGATGCATTCTGTACCGTATTTCTGGAGCATTTCATTTGCATCCTTACAATTCCTGTAATCAACTTCCCTAACGTGCTTTATCCGGCAAGGAAAACGTCTGGCGACCTCTTCCAGCAGTGTGATATGGTTCTTTTCGAAATCTCCAAAGACTATGATCTCCTCGAACTTGCTCACCCAGTTGTAACAATACGGTACCCAGGTAAATCCTTTTGCTCCGGTTGGAACAGATACCGCATTCTCAATTCCTGCTGTTGCAACGCTTAAACTGTCAAGCTGCCCCTCTGTCAAGATCAGCCGGTCAAATTTGTCATTGCACTGCTTCATTCCAAACAGGATTGGGCGACAGTCCTTTTCACACCACTCTTTATTTTTGTCTTTCGCCTTGTCAAAATCTGTCTTCCGATACTTGATGAATCTCAGCTTTCCTGTTTCATCATAAAATGGGAATGCCAGGATATTCTGCTGTTTCTCCAAGGTTGTGATCTCATACCGTTCTGCAACCGCTGCGCTGATGCCGCGTGATTCCAGATAAGCAACTGCCGGCTCTTTCGGCTTGATTGGTTCCGCCGGTGTCTTAAAGCTCCGATATTGCTTCTTTGGACGATAGTATTCATCCACTTCATTTCCAAGACTGAAATCAAAATCCCTGGATAATGTCAGCATATTGCCGGTAACTCCGCATCCGGCTCTCAGGCACTTAAACTGTCCGGTATTAAGGTTGATGGAAAATGTATCTTTATCATGCCCTCTGCCTTTACAATATGGGCACTCCGCAAAGCGAAGCTCATCACCTATCTGTCTTGTCCTTGCTCCATACCAGCGTGCAAATCTCATTGCATCGCCTGGATTAAATTCATACATTCCCATTTCCAATACCTCGTGTCAGTTCATCTAATTTCTGGTTCAGATTATCAATCATCCGCATGTAGATATGCCAGAGTTTTTCATCCATACAATCAGCCTGTAATTCTTCCAGTACGGCAATCTGTGCTTTAATTCCAACAATCTCCTGCTCATGATTCATCATTCTTCTCCCGTTGGGCCTTCCACGCCTCCCATTTGCGAAGCGATTCTTCCGGATCTTCCCACTCATCATCGTCTTCCGGAGGATCAGGCGGCGCAGGTGCGGGAGCACTATTATTTATTCTTTTCTTCTCTTTTCTTTTCTTAGCGTCATTAACTGGGTTATTGACGTCATTTACTGGGTTTCTTCCGTCATTAACTGCGTTTTGGGTGACTTTAACTAGAGAGTACTCTTTCTTCACTTCAATTCCTTTTCGTTTTGCCACTGCTCTTAAATATCTTTCCTGTATTCCTCTGGATGTGAGGATGTGATATTTATCGAAAAGTTCCTGTGAAAAAATACCTACTCTGATACAAGCCTGTACAACTTCCTTTATTGTCCCGATCCCGCTGCTCAAACCCATTTTAGACTTGTGCAGAGGGATCAGTTCATCTGACCATTCGCAATAGTAACCAAGCTCCCTGTAAATAAGCTGGTAAAGCTTAACGGCTATTGCAAACCCTTTATCTCCAAATTCAGCTTCTATCATTCCAAATTTGTCATCCAAGTAGCAATCAAGTTCGAAGTAATCCAGTCCTTTTTTATAAGGTCTTGGCATTTTTGTCCTCTTCTAGGATCCTGATGATCTCTTTTCCTGTTTCTTTCTTGCTACAAAATTCAAACCGGACATTGTATCTGTCCCGAATGGTGCAAAGACTCTTGTAAAGCTGCTTCCCATCAACCGCACGCTCTGAGATTACCGTCTTAGCCTTCTGGCCGTTAATGGTCCGCCAAATAATCCTGTGCTTTCTTGGGTTTTCCCAGAAATAGACATCTTCCAAACAATTGATATCAGTGCCATGTTCCACCAATATAACCACCTGTATTCCTGCCTGCATCGCCCGGATCAGCTCCGCCTTGAATCTTTCATGCTGCTGCGTGACGTTACCACACAACTCCTGCAAATCTTTCTTCCGGTCAATCACCAGTCTCGGATTATCCAAAGACTGGTAGTCACCAACATACAGCTTTGACCGGAAATACTGTATGTTTTCTATTTTGTCAAATTGCTTCTGAACCCGTTCCCATTCTTTTTTATGTTCTCGGGTATCTACCTGAATCTGCAAGCCAGATCACCGCCTTAATTGAATGGCAGTTCTTCATCAATTCCTGCTGGAATATTCATAAAACCGTCGCCAACCGGGGTAGCTCCTGCAGCATATCCGCTCATGTGGTTTTTGTACGCCTGTGTTTCATTCTTTTCCGGAATAACTGCAGTTGCCACCTTGTCCAAAGAAACAAACCAGCGCATCACACGTTTTGTCATTTCTCTGCCATTGTAGTAATCCATCTGCTCACCGAACACACCGCCGATTTTTTTTCCTTTAAACTGTGCGCCAAAGTTATCGCCCCATTTAGTAGCAAATCCTGTATTGGAATGTTCAACGCAGGTCGTAAATGTTTTGAATGAACGGCTGCAGTTACCGTCAGCATCCTCCGTTAAAATGTACTGTGTGGCCTGATTCGGCCATTTCTTATCCGGTCTGATATCGTTCTTGAACTGCTCCATGAAGTATCCAGGCTGCACATCATCCGGTGCAAAATCAAAACAAACAACGATCATGGGTTTTCCTGTTTTGGAAGTTGTCTCGGTCACCTGCTTGATGACCAATTTATGTCCGCCCAACTCCACCGAAATATATTCGCCCTGGGCCTGTGTGTTATCGTAATCATTTGGTTTCTGCATCTTCTTTCTTACCTCCAAGCTCGTAATATTCTCTGATTGCTTTTTCAACCAGTAAAATGTCATTATCAATCGTCAGATCAGCAAACATGCCGATTGGGGACTTACTTACTGCTCCGTCTGCCGCCTGTGTCACAAACAGATGATTATTGCCCTCTGCAATACAGCGGAGTACTACAGTGAACATCCCTTCGATACAAACCTTTTCATCCAGCAGTTTGCCGATTGTCTTCGGTTTGATTTCCCCCAGATCATTGGATTCCTCATGCATCATCACATACACGATTTTGTTTTCTGGAACTTTCTCAGAAATAAACTGAATCAGATTCCAGAAATGATCCCCAATCTGGTTGTACAAGGTAAACACTCCATTTCCGCCACCGGCTGAACTGTGTCCATTCATAAACATATTTGTGATCAGATACCCGGCATCATCTATGACAATGTTATTTGCCTTTGATGCAATCAGGCACTTCATGACCTGCTGATAATTATCTGTGTTCCATCCATTGATTTTTCCCTTGAATGGAAGTGGCTTATTTAATACCCTGATCAGATTCCAATCAGGGTTATCTACGCAGTTCCGTAGGCTTGTACTTTTGCCTGTTCCGGATCTGCCAATGATTAATACTGGAATTGCCATAACATCCTCCTATCTGATCCGCAGCGACTCGCCCTGCTGCAGGTGCGCCCAAGATACTTCATTGTCTTTCAGGAATTTCTTAATTGCTGTCTTATCCAGCTTCGGATCCTGTGGAATGTAATATTCTTTTGGAATATCCTCCTCATTGTCGATCACAACCGCCGGAGGATTCTTCTGGATGCTAAAGCCAAACAGCTCCGTCTTGAATTTTGTTTTTCCGGTAAGCTGCATTGCGCGTTCCAGATTGTATTTGATGTCTTTGATGTTGTTGGAAATTCTCTTTTTGTGCTGTGACAGTCGTTCAATCTCTTTATCGATGGCTGCAACTGTTCCATCCAGTGAGTTCATTACCTTTGCATAGGCATCGGCTTTCTCCTCGAATTCCCAATCAACACCCTCCAATGTATCATTGATCATGTCCTGATCCAGCGATTCATCTTCTGCCATCTGGAGAAGCTCCAGATACTGGCCTGTGATTCCAAAAATATTAATAGTCCTTTTTCTCACTTTCTATTGTTCTATAGGCTTCGACCTGTCTGTTCAACTGTGTTACATGCTGCGTGTGATGCGCTGCATAGTCTCTGCCGTATAAATCCATTGCTGTATCCATATCTGCTCCCACTTCCACCGTCCTGCAGACGGACGCTTGTTGTGTATGTAAAATTTATTTGATGGAGAAATATTCTGACAAACGTATCTGTTTATGTGTCGTAGTAGTCAATGAGTTGCTGTAAACGTCCGACTACAGGACGGTGGAATATATTTAATTATTTTATTTGATTCGTGGATAAAATCCCATCTGACTGAAACGTATTCCAGCGCAGGTCACTTCTTTTAAATACACGTTTTTATCACACGTAATTTTTACTGGTCGCTTTAACACTGCTGCGATAATTTCAATTCCGCTTCTTACCATAATGATGCGGCTAAGTTGTAATCTGCCGTTGCCTTCATCAATGTGTCTCAGTCTGTATAACCCGGTAAGCATCTGGTTACACTGTTCTTCGATGTACTTTAATTTTGCTTTTTCCATTTACTTTTCACTCCTCGTCTGCTATACTCCAGACATAGGTTTTATTACCTATGTCATTAGTGATAGGGCGTGTACTTTCTCAGGGTGCCACGCTCTTTTAATTTGTTTAAAATCACTCCTGCTCCGGCAATTGCCAGGCCAACCGCTGCAATCCCTAAAGCCACACAACCTGCTTGTCCTTTTGCTTCAACTCCTGCTGCACCGACCAAAAACGTCAGTATTCCGCAAGCAGTCATTACAAATGCAATCTTATTTTTCATCTTTGGTATCCTCCAGATTCAATTCTTCGCTTGCCGCCACCATCATCATTCCAAAAGCAACAACTGCTCCTGCGATCAGTGCCAAGATTGCACCAACAAGTGTGTGTGGCTTCCGGAAATACAGAAACACAAATGCTACTGCTGCCACTATTGATATGATGATTCCGGCAATTTTAAGTTTGTTCATGGTTTTATCCTTCCTTTGCTTCTGGCATATTCTCCTGCTCAGCTTTCTCTTTCTTCACACGCTCTGCATGCTTCAGAAAGCGTTCCGCCGCCTTCATCAGTGCATTCTTGCGCTTCGCTCTCTCCTCTTCTGGAAGATCTGGGAAATGCACTCTGACTTTGCATCCATCAATGTTAAATGTCTCTACCTTGGAATATGTCATGCTCTCACCTTCCTCTCTTAGAAGATATGTACTTGTGGGTTGTCTGGTTACGTTTCACGATTGCTTTTTCGTTTCTTTCTCCTATAATCGATACACAGGCTCCCGCCAGAGCTGAGTACAAATGAAAGGAGATTTTCATGAAATTAGATTTAACTGTCACAATTACTGCCATTCTTGGAATTGCTGCCATCATTTCACCAATAGCTACAGCGCTTATCAATAATCGCCATCAGCTCAAGCTCAAAAAACTTGAGTATCAGCAAAAAGAAAAAGAAAGTTCCTATTTCTATAAACGTGGAATCTATGAAGACTACCTAAAGTACACTAGTGAATGTATAACTTACGCCACTCAGGATGCTCTTCAAAAATATGGTGAAATTTACGGTCTGGCGCTGATTTATTTCCCCGAAGATCTTATTGAAGATATGGAAGAGTTAAATCGTATAATGCGAAATTCCTCCCCCGAAGAGCGTATGTCACTTTTTAATAAACTAGCTCCTAAGATACGTGCCATCTTACAAAACATGTAAACGCAACACATATAAATGCAACCCAGATAGGATATATCTTGTCTTCGGGTTGTATTTTTTTCATTACGGCAATGCCCGCAATCGCAATTCCGTAAAATATTACTAATAGAATTACAACTCCCATCGTTCTCCCCTCCTCTCTACACCTTTCCGTTTGTTGGATTTTCTTTTTCTGCATTTAATCACCTACATTTCACTGATTAATTCATCTACTGTAATATCGAAATAATCTGCTACTTTTTTAAGGTTCTCTACTGATGGACTGGAATTTTTCCAACCACGGATTGTTCCATTACCAATCACGCATTCTCGCTCCAGTTTTGCAATTGTTATATTATTTTTTCTGCAGAGATCACTTACCTTTTCGTAAAGCAAATTTACATCCTCCTTTTCTCTTATTAGATTTAGAGAAAAACATTGACAAACATTAGAGAATAATCTAAAATGTGAATTGTCAGAAACATTAGAGAATTATTCTTTAAACATTTAGGCTTTTCTCTAAATCATGCTTAGATTATATAGGGTATTCTCTATTTTGTCAATAATAATTTTAGGTTTTTCTCTAAATTTTTAGGAGGTACTCTATGAATAGCGTTGATAGGGTTAAAAAAATATGCAAAGAACGTAAAATTCCAATTTCCCGACTCGAGCGTGATCTTGGTTTTTCAAATGGATATATTGGCCAATTAAGAAAAGGCGTTTTTCCATCAGACCGTTTAACATTAATAGCTGATTATTTAAATGTATCTGTTGATTATCTAATGACTGGAACTGATGAAAACGGACTGACGGAAAAGGATAATCGTGACATTGCTAAAGATATGGAAGCTATCCGTTCCAAACTCATGAACGGTTCTGATGGTCCTCTCTCTTACGATGGTGAACCTATTCCGGAAGAAGATGCAGAACTGCTCCTTGGACAAATTGAACTGATGATGCGACGCCTGAAACCAATCAATAAAGAAAAATACAATCCAAATAAGAACAAAAAGTAGGTGAAAGGATTGAGAAAAGATATAAAGAAGTTGGTTCAATATTACATAAATAAATATCACACCAGAAATCCTTTTGAACTGGCAGAATATTTGAATGTAGAAGTAATGACCGGACCACTTGGCAGCCGTGCCGGATGCTACATGTTTTTGAAAAATCACAAATGTATCTTTCTAAATGAAGATCTGGAAGAGCATGAACGTACTCTCGTCATGGCACATGAGCTGGCTCATTCGATACTGCATCGAAAACAGAATTGTTATTTTATCCGGAACCAAACTTTGCTTCTTACTTCAAAATTTGAGATTGAAGCAAATACATTTGCCGCGGAGTTGCTCATTCCAGATGATTTTATCATTGATAATCCGGGATTGACCGCCGGACAGATTGCACGGCTTGCCGGATATAATGCAGCAATAATGAAATTTAAGAAACCGTAATTTTTTTATACTGCTATTACTATCAATTACAATTTATGGTAATTTGCTACGCATTTTACAAATAAACTACAAAAAGGAGAATGTTATGAAAAAAATACTATCATTTCTACTAATTACCCTCTTGTCACTTTCTTTGATTTCATGTGGTTCAGCCACTTCTGAATCAAAAAATGGTGACACAGATTATTCGTCCAATATTTCCATAACATCACTATTTGGAATTGAAGATGGGGTAGTTTACTGGGATGTTTATTTATCCGCTGATACAGATTGGGGTAATGATGACAATTTCATGGAAGATCTAGCTTTATATGCCATAAAAAAATGCATTGATGATGATGAAAGCAGTGGATTTTCCTCATTTAACATTATGGGGTATGAAAATAATGGAAATACTGCATTTTCATGGGGTGGAATAGATGGAACAGACGAAATTCGCTTTTACAAGGATGGTGCGCATACTTTTAACTACCAATTGACATCAGACCAATATAAAGATTTACTTGGAACTGTAAACTCTGATAATCAAGTCTCCACCAATGAGTCAAAAACAACTGCCACTTACCCATTGGATATGGAATCTTCGTTGTTAGATTCTGCTATCGAAGCACCTACTACTATTTTTTCTACCAGTGCAGATGAAAACGGTCTTTCTGGCACAGCTTATTATATTACTGGCACAGTTTCAGAATCATATACAGATGAGGCATTATCACCTACGGCGAAACCATATTTCACAGTCTCCTGCGACAACGGGAAAATTGCTTTTGTAAATATGATGGATTATGCTGATACTTCGAATTATTCAAAAGAAGAAATTGCATCTGCGCAAAACATTTACAGTTCGGGGTACAATAATATTTTTCCTCCACTTAACCAAGATATCACCGTATATGGTTTATATGTCGGATATAGTGACGTTCTGAATATGCCAGTATTTTATTATGGTTTAAATGAAGCTTCTCAAGAACTGTTGTTACAAGATAAATAAAATTCGCTCTTCCCCTGCTCCATGCGGGCAGGGGAACAATAAAAAAAACTGAATAATATGTTTACCCAGGCAACTGGGAGGGCGTTTCCCACCTGCTTCTAGTCTTGTGGAAGGGGTGGTTGATATGAGTACATATGAAGAATTTATGATTATACTGACAACTGCTGGTTTAATTGTAGCCATTCTGAATTACACGCATAAAAAATAGACGCCCTGACTTTGGTAGAGTTGACGTCTATTCTTTAGATACTTACTATTACTGAAGCAGATGGGGTACGACCATCGCCCCAGTTGTCTTGTTAAGTATATTATAGCAAATATGCTTTAAATGTCAATTCAAACTATCGACTGATCAGAAAGGAGCTATCATGGAACGAATTATAAGTAACAAAGTCCGTTGCAAAAAATGCGGTGAAATTATAAAAAGCAAAAATCGACATGATTTTATAACCTGCAAATGTGGAGCTGTATCTGTTGACGGTGACCACGATTATCTGAAGCGTCCTGGCGACTATGAGGACTGAGAAGAACTTAGTGAATGTGAAGATACTTAAAGAATAATATACTGGAGATAATTAAATGACTGATACTGAATTCAATAAACTTATGTCTATGCAAAAGCACATAGATGATGCTAAAATAGAATTACCTTTAGCTGGTGAGATTGGAAAACCTATCACAGTTTTTTCTGACACTACTACTGATATTTTTATTATTGATTCCGATCGAAGAAGTACCATTAGTTTGGAAAAGAAAAAGCTCCAGGAACGACATATGAATACACAGGAACGCCTTATTCGTTTGGAAATTGATGCTCGACCGCATACAAACCCAGACGGTACGATTTTATCCAGAAACCATATTCATGTTTTCAAAGAAGGTTTTGGGTTATCTTATGCATACGATTTGGATTCCTTTGATGGCAATTTATTCAAAGATTTGACCAGCTTTGAGCAAGTCTTCTATGACTTCTGCGAATATTGCAACATAAAATATGACGAAACAGAAATACAGGGTGTGATATGACATGAAAACTAATTTTAAACAAATATATATGGATTGGCTAAATGAAAATATCGAACAGGCTAAAATTCGCAATAATTTGTACCGCATCACATTTCCATACCTAGATCGCAACAATGATCACATAGAAATATACATCAAAGAAGAATCTGATGGCAGCTACACGCTCACTGATGACGCCGAAACCATCGGAGAATTAGAATTTTCTGGATTAGATATTTTTTCAAGTCAAAAGAAAAAGGATATTTTGAATACTATACTATGCTCTCATGGTATAAATATCGATGATGACCATTGTTTGTATGTAAATTGTGATAAGCAATCATTACCTGCAAAAAAACATATGCTGACTCAATGCATGATAAAAGTTAGTGATATGTTCTATCTTGCAAGGCCAAACATAAAATCACTATTTATTGAAGATGTAAAAGATTTCTTTACCCAGAACAATATTTATGGCATCCCCGATATAAGTTTTTCCGGGAAAAGTGGTTTGCTTTCAACTTATGATTATGCAATCTCTCCAACCCCAAACAGTTCTGAGAGATTGATTAAAATAGTCAATAATTTGGATGTGCCGAAAGCAGGATATATTACTTTCCTTTGGGGTGATACTAAAGAAGTCCGCCCTGCTGGTTCAAAATTATATGTGTTTATCCAAGATACCAATAAAACAATTTCTCAAAAAGCAGTAAATGCCATGAAAGAGTATCAGATTAAACCTGTTTTGTGGTCTGAAAGAGATTCATATATACGTGAATTAACAGCATAA